CTCTATCGTATATACAACTTTTAACCTCCTCAAAATTATATCCCTTATATGACTTTTTAAGTGGATCTTTACTTATCTCTGAATATAGTAATTTCGGCATTCTTTCATCATTACTTCTAGATATTTTTAATACATAGTCGCATAACCAATTATAATATTCTTCATCTCCATAAGGACTTATACTTAATCCATGTAGTATATAATTCTCAATAAATAAGGTATTCGGATTATAGGTATTTATAAACTTAGACAAATCCTTATCTTTTAAGCTTACTGCCTTTGTCATTTCATATTCTTGGCCATATTCACCTACTCCATCCTCTCGATAAATAAGATGGAATTTTGTCCCTATTGAAACGTTTGTTAGTCCTTTTACTAAATGTGGTCTATAAAACTTAACTGATCTACCATTTGTGAATTTTAATATTGCACTTTCTTTAGATAAATTTACTTTACTCTTTTTGGGATATGAAATCCATTTTACCTCTACAATTTCATACATTTTTTAATACACTCCTTATAAATAATTTCTTAAAACTAATTTAACTCCTTCCCATAGTGCATCAATGTTATTTTCTCTAGATATTATTAATGGTTCATTCTCAAAATCTGATTCGTCTTTCCATAAATGCAAACAAAATTTCTCTTTCGCTTGGGAAATTATACAAATTGATATACAAGAAAAATGCTGTTCCAATATTTCAAGACACTGACCAATAGATAATAATGGCATACAAAATCCTTTAAAAGTATCATAATCATCTAAAATAACATCTGTTTTAAAATGCAACTTATTAAAAGTAAATGTTTTATCTTTTACCATAATAATATCATGCGTTTTTGGACACCACATGCTTTTTAGTTTTATTGATTGATCAATGGTCAATTCTTTTAATTGTTTTATTGTAATATGTTCTTTCAATTTATTTCTAACTCCTTTCTAGAAGGGACGGAATTAACCGCCCCTCCCATTTCTATTGCCTAACTAAAAAATTTTGCATCTACTTACTTAATATCTTCAAACTCACTAAAATCTAATTCATCTGTTTCCATATCCCATCCCATTTCTCTTATAAAATCACTATCATCCTCTCCTTCATCTTCCTTACGCTTCTTATTCTGTAATCCTCTTGGTTTGGGAATACCTCTCTTATGTTTGCTAACGCAATTCAAATAATATATATGTTCTTGCTTATCATAATTCATCATTACCCACTTATAATAATCATAATCAATAATCAAATCATCGTCATCACCAATAAGTCCTAATGAGTTTTCCAATTCATAATATTTATCGGCTTTCTTATCACTATTGAAACTGCCATAAATACTAGAAAGTAATTCATTAGGATTAGCTTCTAGTATCGCCTGAATACCATGTTGTTCTTCGTTAGCATTTATTGAACTCAATATTTCATTCTTCCTAGCAATATCTTTTTCTGTAACTGTACCTAATTTCTCTTTCTTGATAATAGAACCTAACTCACCATTTAATTTTTTATTATTATTTTTATATTCTTTACTTCCAGTAAATATCTTATCAGAATTCCTATCCATCTTTTTATAGAATTTAATACCCTCTTTTAAATTATGTTCTGCTGTTTCCTCATCTGTAAACAAAGTGTAAAAATTAACACTTTCCCTCACTATTTTATTAGGATCATCTATGTAATACCAAGTACCTGCCGACTTATACCTAATCAAATCCAAAGCAACTAAAACTTGATTGTATTTATCAATAGTATCATCTGTAATTCCTAAGTCCTCATTGATCTGTTTAAATGCAGGATAGGCTACTTCAGGTTTACCGCCTGACACTTCAATCTGATCATCTTTTGGTCTTCTATACATCCTACATTTCAAATAACAATAATATAACAAAAGTTTTAAATGATCTACTTTTTCATCTGTGTAATTATATATTTTATCTTTCTCTTTCATGTCTAGTTCAACATATTGGTTACTTAAGTCAATCATTAAGGAACATATAATTAAATCTTTAAGTTTATAGCTTTCTATCAACGGGCTACACACAATATCTTCTTCATCTATTGTTTTTATAATAGATTGTCGCTGTAACATATGTAATATCTTTCTAAATTTTGATGCAGATTCATTTTGTCCAGTTCTTACTTTGAATCTACATTGCTTTATCATATTTTCAATTGTAAATCTAATTATTCCTCGTCTATCTGTACCCATATATAAGTAATCTAAAATACATAATGCTTTTTCGTTAAACTCTGCTTTTTCTAAAATACTACTTTCTCCTTCTTCTCAAATAAAATCAACAATTCAACTGCTTATTTATAAACTCCGCATACTCAGGAAAATTATTATCTAACCATTCCTCTTTTTTACACAACTTATAAAAAACATTCCACACAATTTTCTCAGCATACTTACCTCTTATTTCACCATGAAACAAAGGAGAAAACAATAATGATAATTCATAATCAACATCTCTATCAAAATAATCATATCTTTCTACTTGCTTTATTCTTGAACCAATACTTTTACCTTCCAGTGGAATTTCTACCTCAATTATAAATGAAATACCATAACCATTATTCCATTCAAAAGGTTCAGCTATAATATATTTATTATATATTTCATTTGTTGGTTCAAATTTTGGTTGAAACTTATATTGAATTGGTTTCATTTTGAACATTCTTATCCCATCCTTTTTGAACCTTATTTATAAATTCAAATCCAAATAAACGTCATCTAACCCCTCTTGGGTAATTCCAAGATATCTCATAGTGTCCCTTTCACTAGCATGATTAAGTGCCGTCATGATTTTAACTAAGGGAACTCCTTTTTCATAAGCCTGAAATGCCCACGTTTTTCTGCAACTGTGCGATCCAATATTTTCCTTTATTCCTATTGCAATAGCTGCTTTAGATATTATATTGTTTGCTTGAACTCTACTAATTGCTCCCTCACCTTTTCTAGAAGGGAATAAAACTCCTATGGGATTTACAGTAGAAATATATTCTGTCAAGGTATTAATTACATTTTGCGAAAATGGAAAGTCTTTACTTTTCCCAGTTTTAGTTTCTTTTACTTTGAGCCTTTCTCTAATTTTTCCATTTTCATCAATAACATCAGATACAGTGATTTTTAATATGTCAGAAATTCTTAAAGCTGAATTAATACCAAGTGTAAACCAAGCCCAATCTCTAATATTATTAGATTTAAGATATTGTTTCATTTCTTCAATTTTTTCTCTGTCTCGAATAGGCATTACAAAGGCCATTCCATTACTAGTTTTTAATTCTGCTCCACACGATGTACAAATTATAGAATTTACTGTTGCTCCTGTTCCACATTCCTTACAATACTTGGTTATTTTATTTCTCTTAATCACTGAAACCAACTCCTTTATATACCGATACACTAACCCTAATTGCGACAACTGAACTAGTGTATCATTAGCCTATCAATCATATCTTCGCTGTCGCGCCTTGATTCACCTTGTAAGCTGTACTGTTTTGATTTGAAGTCATATAGACCACTGAGACAGATAGAACGATTAGAAGGGCAATTATAAGTGTTTTACGCATGGTTTATTCCTCCTTTTAGTTTGGTTTATTATATCTTATTCATTGGAGAAAAAAATAATGCATATTTACTATTATCTATTTGTTCCTGCGATAAATGCCATTGTTTATGCTCCGATTGTGCTACCTGCCAAGAATACATTTAGTTTTATCTCCTTATCACTCGAAATGTCAAATTTAAGTGTTTATTTCTTGACATGTGCATATCCATTCATCCTCTTTAGTATCAAAAAATACTTCTATCTCTAATCTCATTCCATTTTCCATAAATAAAATTTCTTTAGTATAATTATTGATACTACTTAATTCTATTACTTTATCATCTTCTAAACCACAATCTAATTTACCAGCAATTTCATCTGTAAAATGTTCTAAAGCACCATCAATAGATAAATTCCCTCTGTATTGTTTTTCTAATTTGAACTTTTCCATAACTATTTCCTCCTTTATTATTTTATTTTCCCTATGTTTCATCTCAAACTTCATCTTCTAAATGGTACTCTCCCATAATTTAGATAACCTCCCTTGTAAAATATGTATATTTCCATTTGTCATGATAGGATAGTGGTCGTTTGAAACGTCCTCGGATGATATAAAACCATTGTTTCAAGACATTTGGATTATTCATTAATTTCAACTCCTTAATTTATTATTTATGGTTCTATTATATTCTGAATATTACACAATGTCAATGACATTCCATCTTAAATTTTATAGAAGCCAACTCTACTATGAATACCATATGTTCACTAGAGAAATTCATGATATAAGTTTTCCACGACCTCCATGCTCTAATGTCTCCGATATAAAATTCACCTAAAAATATCGTTGTAACTTTAACAGGAGTATGAGGTTTAAGATTGTATTTTTGTTCTGTTTCTATGCAAAATACCTCATGCATTTTTCTCCCTCCCATTTAGACTACAAAATTGTTATTTATACTCTCTTATTCCATGCTTCAATTGCTTTAGGGATACCTTCTTCTGAATAGGGATTTGCCCAGATTGTAGCTCCGCAATTATCGCAAAATACAGACGCAGTTCCAATCTCAGCTTTAGACCCACAAAATGGGCAAGGTTTTAATTTTAAATCATTATTCATATTTTTATCTCCTATATCATGAAATAAGTCTTTTATTTGTTCATTAACTCATTATGAATTCTTTCAAAATTCTCTTGTCTTCTTTTTAACTCTTTTTGAAAATCTATTACTTCAATAATAAACTTATCTCCTTCATTCCAAATACCCCAACTTATAACAACTTCTTTTACTGTTTCAGCAAAAGTTTCAATATCAATATTGTCTTCAATTTCTTTACTATATGCTGTCATTCCACGTATATCAATACGTAAAAGTTTTGCTTTCATTTATTAATTCTCCTTTTCAAACAAATTTAACATATCCATAATTATTTTCAAAACTTGATCTTTTTTCTGTTTAGATATATTTTCATCGTTCATAAATTTATCAAATTGCATTTCCACTTTATCTCTTTTATTTTTTAAATTTAAATCAATCAATGTCTCTTCTTCATATGCAGATAAAATTGATTTACAATTATCATAAATTACAGTACAAGCATCTTTGCAATTTTTCATCCAATTCTTGCCGTTACTATATTCTCTATTGTGCCATGCTGCAACACTTTTAATATTATCAATTTTAGCAAATAAACAATCAATCTTTTCTTGTTTAGTCATTTCTTGAAAAGTTTCTTTATCCATTCGATAACATCCTTTCAATTAGACTTTTTATTCCCACTTCAATCTCTGTCCACAATCGCAAAATTTCAAGTTGTATTGATGATCATAATAACCATCTCCTGCACATTCGCTTAAACTTCCATCACAACAAGGGCATCTGGCGGGTTCCCATTTTTCAATCTTTGGTTTCTTGGGTATTTGTTTTTCTAATGCTATAATAGCTATATCTAACGCACTTTGAAAAACCGTTATATTTTTGGAACAATGCTGTTTTATTACTTTTATTGCAGTTTTTTCATTCATAAATCTATTCTCCTTTCAGTATAAAATCCCTGATTATCTTAATTGGTCTAAATCTTCATTATCTAATGGAAATATGATTTCTTCGTCTGTTTCTTTATTATACCAAAATAATGTATACCCTGTTCCATCATATTTTGCATATTTATATCCAATTTCCTTGTCATTTGGTACTCCGTAAAATATTATTAAGTCATTCATTAGAAAAACTCCTTTATTAATAGATTGAATTCACGTTTTATTCACTTTGAACATGTGTAATATTTAGTTGCTTCGCAAGCATATTCTTTATAATACATACATTCTGGTACGGCTGAAAACATTATACCATTCTCCTCAAAATATCCGCAATTAAAACATTTTTTCATTAAAACTTTCAAATCATTCATTGTTTTACATCTCCATCTCACATAAATTCAGGCTTTCTTGGGATTATTTAATTGGTTTCCATTTGGGCAAATCTATATCTTGTGGATTATCAATGAATCCAACCACCCACCAATCACGACCATCATTATATTCTGCCATCAAACTATATTGATTAAAATAATTGTCAATATCCAAACTATATCTATAAAAGTTATTTCTGTTTGAAAACTTTTTTACAAAATCAATATTAAGAAGTTCTTGTGTAGTTTCAAATTCAACCATCTGATTATCTTCGGTTGTTGTTACAAGATTAGGTCTATATTGCTTTATTTTATTCATAATTTAATCACTCTCTTTCTTTAATTTAGCATACGAAATAGTATTTTGATCGTGCTATTCTTCTAATTTGTGTATTGAAAATTGAATGCGATTAAGTATTCCCATAACTTCATCTTTGGTATCACCGTCTTCAAGTTGGACTAATAACATTCTTGTTTCTTGCTCGGCATCTTTTAACTCTATTAGAATTTCTGACATATCCCCTTGATTAAAAACATACTCAACTTTCTTCATACCATTAAAACCGTCCTTTCATGCCCCTTTAAGTTGACCAAATAATTCCCTTGTAAATACTTGCATTTTTTCATCTTCTTCAAAAAATTCGTCAACATTATCAAAATAATTGTCTTCAGTCTCAAGAACCCAATCCAACCATTTTTGTTCTTCTTCATCAAATACTTGAAGTCCAGAGGTGTTACAAAAATCAGGTTTGATTCTATTCTCTAGTTGAAATAG